ATACTTTGGGCTTATGTTCTGAGCCTGATTCTCCTTCTCACAAGAAGAAGAAACGAAAGCCCCGTAAAAGGGGTCATCGCGTTGTCAGTCCCAGAACGAGGGTTAAGACTGACTTGGTCAACAGCGATTTCGCTGTTGTCCACGAAAAGTCCTTACCCTCTACCAACAGGCGAACCGACCATACATCATGTCAATCAGGTACTCATTATGAGTACATGGTTGATGTGATTGGTTTGGATCAAATGTGGTATAACCCAGTGTATCACGAGAAGGCACAATGGGGCTCTTACAGCGTCAAAGACGTCTATGAGGGACCTAGTGTAGTATTGAGGATGCCACTGTTATCAGTGTCCTTCCTCGATACAGTCCGTTCGATTCTTCCCGTCCCGCCACTAACCACGATTGACGACCTCGCGGCGCAAAGCCGCGATCATTTCGTCACTGCTGTGGATAGTTCCCACTCACTGATCAACTTTATCATAGAGTTGATTGAGGTGTTGGAAGGAAATCTAAAGCTCATTCGTAAGGCGACTAGCCTTTGGCAAGCCGCTGTCAAAGCCTTTAAGGCTGCATACGAAAAAGCCCGTAAGGATGGTCTTAGTGAAGTTGCTAGCCGTTGGCTAGCTTGGAACTTCGCTATTAAACCCACCTTGCAAGATCTCAAGGCAATATTCTGCGCCATGGAAAACGCCCAAAAGCGTCTTAAATGGTTACAGAAAGTTAACGGGAAGCCAACGTATGTCAAATATGGCGTTCAGTCATTCTGGACTCCAGACGTGATGCCGGAGACCATAATTGATTGGTTTCCTGAGTATCAGGTAGGCATATCTGCGTTGGCAGAATCGGGGTCCTGGATTCGGGTTCGCTGCGACACTTACCAAATCGATTATAATTCGACTGGTTTGGTTCGCTTCGATATCCCACCCTATCTTCTTGAGGGTATACCAGGACTCGGTACGGTATGGTCCGCCTTAAGCGGTCTTTACAATCCGTTAGCTATCCTTTGGGAAGCTGTTCCGTTTTCTTGGTTGTTCGATTGGTTTATGTCATACAAAACCAAACTACAACTTAAGTTAGCGGACCTCTCCCCTTTAAAGGATGCGGTCTTGATTGACTCCGGTCATTCATTTAAGGTCGTTTCCAGCTTCGTGATTGAGCAGACACGTGATGGTGGTCTTTCCTACGAGTATCTCTCGACGCTCGTATATCGTACCTACATCCGTCACCCCGGGCTCCCTGAAGTTCAGGTAAGCCCGTTCCGTGTACCACTTGAGTGGTACAATGCTTCGATATTGCTTTCGATTGTCCGCCAGTGGTGGACGCGTAGGAGATAAGCACCTACGCCCTTACTTGGGTATCGATCGCAAGGAACATCGAAAACGGTGTTCTACTCGGAAACACTATGGCCTTCGCTGATCCTCTCGTTATCAATAATGCCGCTGCTGCGGCCAAGTCCTTCGGGCGTAAGTCCGCTTCCGCTGGTCAGTCTGATGGTATCGAGGCTTCCTCGACTCCGTCCGACCGCTGGCTTATGCGGATCGCGCACACGAAGGTTGGCAAAGGTGCAGCTCCTGGCACTACTGTCGACCGTCACCTGCTTCAGTTCCAGCGCGTCAAGTTTAACTCGACCATTGGAGCTGATGAAACCATGACGTTCAATTTGACCGTAACCGTTCCTTCGTCTTCGGGTCTTACGACCACGGATTCGAATGACGGCCTTGCGTTCATCAAGAACTTCCTGGCAACTCAGGCGAACATCGACCGCTTGCTTCGCGGTGAAGCGCAGTAGCAGTGACATGGTCATTGCTCTCCTGCTCTTCTTCCTCGGAGCAGCTATTGCACTAGTAATCGTACTAGTGAAATAGTAGCGACACGAGAGGTCAGTTGGCCAGTCTGGAGGCCTACCATGAAAAATGGAAGTCGGAAGAGCCAGATTGAGCATACAATGCTCGGTTTAACCCGAGAAATGTTGCGTGACCTTCATGGCCTCTGTTCTAACCTCTTCCCCTCACAAGGACACGAACTCGCTAAAGATACTGAGTATCTTGAGCGACGCTTCGAGTCCGAGGGTATTGCGTTTCTTACCAGTTCCTTGCCAAAGCTTGGAAAGTGGTTAGACGCAATATTGGATCGTGGATTTACTTGTCGTTGTGATGGCTTTAAGCCATATGACGATGCTGGTTATCCGCGGTTCCTTGGAGTTGCTTGGAATGTCGTGAGACATGCCATTACAGAGGAACGTAACCCGGCGTATGCGTGTGTCATTACATGCTTACGAACTGTGCTCTATGCTTCTTATAAGCTTGACATCGGATGCTCTGACGAGATAAACTCTTCAGTCTTGGACACTTTTGTGGCCACTGATGAATCTCTCGTAGATCCCGATTTCGACTACTTGAAGTCAGCACATGAGCTCGACCAGGATATCCTTATCGAAGCTCGTCATGTTTTCCACATGTGTCTTAAAGGTTTCAACCTCGATGACATATGTCCGAAGCATGGACCGGGTGCAGTTGCAACTGGTGAGCGTGATGAACAGAAGTGGTGCTTTACGCACCTCTATTCATCCGTTCATCGATCTTTCCCGTACTATGATTACATGTACGGCATAAGATCGAACGGACGAGCTCTTCAACTCGCGAGTACAGCGAATCTGTACAGAAACATGAAGCGGGTTCCTTACCCTACCGCGAAAGTTGTCCTTGTTCCCAAGGACTCGCGTGGGCCTAGGATTATATCCTGTGAACCTCTTGAGCTTCAGTTTCTCCAGCAGGGTGTTTCTAGGAAGCTAACAAGCTACCTAGAAAAGTCAGCATCCTGTTCTGGAAACGTGAACTTCACCGACCAGTCAATTAATGGCAAACTTGCTCTGTCTTCAAGTCAGAGCAATGACTTTGCCACTCTTGATTTGTCTGAGGCTAGCGATCGAGTTTCGCTCGCACTTGTCAAATTTCTAATGCCCCCTCATCTCGAGAGGCTGTTAGATTTGAGAAGCGTTGACACAGTTCTTCCTGATGGAAGAGTGGTGTGTATGAAGAAATTCGCTCCGATGGGATCAGCCTTGTGCTTTCCCATTGAGAGTTTGGTCTTCTACTCCCTCTGTGTCTCAGCGCTAGTATCTTCTGGCGTTGAACGTTCAGTTGCCCTCAGACTAGTGTATGTTTACGGAGACGATATAATCGTTCCTTCGGAATACTACTGGTCTGTCGTGGGTGCACTTACCTTATGCCACCTAAAGGTGAACACTGGTAAGAGTTTCCACGATGGGTTTTTCCGTGAGAGCTGTGGCGTTGATGCTTTTAGAGGCTTCGACGTTACTCCACAGCGTATACGGGAAACCCCGGGTCTCGCCCCCCAATCCGGAGCTGCGCATGCAGCGTGGTGCGCCTACGCTTCCGGCTTTATTGCCCGAAGTATGCACCACTCTGCTGTGTTCTGTCGGGAAGTCGTCGAGCGTCAGCTAGGGTTCATACCCTTGACTGATCGGCCAGTAGGCTTCCTGTCAGTAGTTTCACCTGGGAACGCTACACCTGTTAGAGGGTATAAGCGCACTAGATGGAACTCAGAACTGCAGCGCACCGAGAGTAAGTGTTGGGTCCTGCGCGATAAGCGTAGACCTACACGCCTCGGTGGTTGGAGTCGATTGGCTAAGGGTCTCTTGGACCCCGATCCTTTCTCTCCGGATGAGGTCGTCGTAAAGGATGCGACGTTAATATCTCGCAAGTGGTGCTCTACCCAGGGCACGCTTGCGGATTGGTTC